AATTTTCATAGATAAGTTTAGTATCATTATCTCCTGTTTTAGCTTTTTCTCTCCATTCTGCTATCATTTCATTTTGCTCTTTTTCAGTCTTTAAAGAAAGTTCTTTTTTATTATTAAACATTGTTTTTGCCATTATAAGTTTTTTCTTATATTCAGCTTCTGCTTTTGAATCAGGTCCATTAATAGCAATTATTCTTTCTAAAACTTTTTCATGCTGTAATACACCTGTGCTTTTCATACTGTTTAAATTAGATTCAACCATGTCCTCTGTATCAGAAATAAATTGACCACCAACTTCTTTTTTCTTAGAATCTAGTTGTTTAGTTAAGCTCTGTTGATCATCAACTTCTAAATATTTAGTATAATATTTATTAGTCAACCATTTTTTAGCCATTTCTATTTCAAGTTCGTCACCTCTTTGAATAATAGTTTCAATAGTGTCTTTAATCATTTTTCCTATAACTGCATTTTTCTTTTCTTTTAATAAAGCAGCATTAATTCGTCCAGCCATACCTTCAATTTCTGGAGTTTTCTTATCATCCCACGTATCAAATATTTTTTCTAAATCTTCAATCTGTTCTGTGATTGTATGTGGTTTAAGCATGCTAGCTTCAGTTGCTGATTTAGCAGCTTCATTTATTTTTTCTTCATCTGCTTCAACAGTTTTTTGAGCTTCATATAAAGTAGATTCACTATAAGTTGTAGCCAGCATTTCATTATGACTAATCTCCCAATTATCAGAAGCCCATTTATTAGGAGCTGTCTTTTTTAATTCATCAGACTTTTTCTTAAAAGACTCGATCATCATTTTAGTATGACCGTCGCCATCTAAGTTAGGATTTTCTTTTTTTATCCTAATTTCTTCATTAGTCATCCATATCTTTAAATCAGATTTAGATTTAGATAACCAAACTTTTCCTTCTCTTTCTTTTTTAACTTTGTCGTACTTATCAATAGTACCAGCAAGACTTTTAAAATCTATGTCAGCTCTTTGAGAAGCTACTTGTATTTCTCCTCCAGAGAAACCTTTATAAGTATTTGTAACAGTAGTACGTTTTTTGAATTCTGAATCGTATGTAGGAATTTTAACCATATAAATTTTGTTCCTTTCCATATTTATAAGTCTCAGTACCACCAGTTAGTAAAGTACTAGTTGCCTTCATCTTACCAGCAGCATAAGCAGATTCACCAACAAACTTAGATTTAGCAGCTGAAGCGCGATAACCAGCAGCTTCCACCTCTGAGTTATATTTCATTTTTGCTAGTTCCCAAGTATGGGCAAGAGCTGAATCTTCTATAATATCTATAGCAGATCCCTCCATAGCAACACCAGCTTTTGCATAAGAAACTCTTTGCTCACCAACTAATTTTCTATATCTTCTTAATTGATCTTTTTTATCTATCTCATATTTTCTAAGAGCAAGCATAGAATTGTTTTCTGCAATTCTAGCGTTATAGTTATTTAAGTCTTTTTGCATCTTACCTTGTTGGTAAGCACCATAAGCTGAAACGACTGTTCCAGCGGCCATTAATGCAAATACTGCTTTACTCATAGAACTTTACCATCTTTACATAATCCTCTTTGTTAGGACCAAATTGTTTTAATTCCGCTTCTGTAGTAAATCCTAAGTACTTAGCGAACTTTACTGCATCAGCAAAATCTTTTAAAACCTGACAATGAACCCTGTGAAACTTAAATTGGTCCGATATCTGTTTTAAATAAAATCTTATGTCTTTTATACAACGAATTTTATTATTTTTAAACTCTGGAGATAAAAACATGAATGCTTCTCCGACCCCATTCCATTGCTTCATAACTCCACATATCCCTAGGATTCTAGGTTTAGGCTTGTTATCATACCAGGAAAATGTAGCCCCTCCGTGTTTTAACCCAGATACTACAGCATCCCAAGTTTTACCATAATTTTCTATAACTTTTTTCTCTGGTCCTTCAAGTTCCAGTAAGTTAAAATGCCATTCTTCATAAGGTACTACTATCATTAATCGTATGTGCTCATCTGTATCATTATAGCGGATATTGTACACGGGTGAGGTGTATCCGATTTTACATAGAGCTTATTCTCCGTTGAGTACGTTGCCGGCATTAAAAATGTATAGTCACCTGTTTTTGGTGTCGTTGCTGACATTGTACTAGTTGTTGTTCTAAATGGAACTACATCTACATTTGTAGACGTTGGTCCTGCTTTTAAACCTACTGTTTCAAATACTCTAAATATAGCTTTATCAATTCTGCCTCTTTTACCTTGAGTTGTACCATATTGACTTTTTGGCTCAACATTTACAGATTCTAATTCTGCATTATAAGCTAATCCTACATGACACTTAGTAGTCGCATTAGTTAACGTAATTGATCCTGAAGAAACTGTCTTAGTAGATTCAACTGCACCGTTATTTAATACTGTAACTGTTTGACCTTCTAAATGATCTAATCCTGTTATTGTACTTGTTGAACCTCCTGAATAAGTTAATCCAGAATCTAAAAAGAAAGCGTCATCTTTTGTATCACCATTTGCTTCTCTGTATTCTTGTTCCATAAACTCTACGTACTGTTTTGTAGCACCATTAATTGTTCTTTCAACAATCATATATAAAGTATCAGCAGCATCACCAACACCTGGAATAACAGCAAGACTTTTAACTTTAGAATCTGTACCTGCTATAGTATGTTGGTGCCAAGCTAGAACTTCTTGAGCTCTATAATAAGTAAATCCTATTAATTTTCCATCTCCTCTTCTTATCCATAAAACCATATTAGGATAAGTTTGAAAATAAGCTTCTTCAAAATCTCCGAATCCTAAATGTTCTGATAACACCGACATATCAGGACTTGTAAATGAATCATAATCAATATTATAAGCAAATTCTCTTAAACGTTTTTTATTCTTACCTATATATAAAGTTGATTTAGAAGCTGGTATAACTCTCTTATCAGCAGCTCCATCTTTTGTTTCATTAACAACTTGAACAGTAGTAGCAGTTAATCCTTGAGTTGCAGAACCTGACGATAGATTAAATGTTCCATCCTTTGTAAATAAGTGTAAATATCTTCCACCATACATTCCAGTTATTTGGTTTACCTGGTCTGTTGATAAAGTAAATGTAAGTGAGTTATCAGCATTAACAGTAGCATCTCTATCAGTAGGACTATATGTATCAAAGTCACTTGTTGATGAACCCCACACTGTATTTGGATGTGTAGTTGTATTTGCATAAAATAATCTTTCTTCAAAGAAAGTAACTTTAGTAGGATAATTTCCTGTATAAAATGCTCCTAATCTCCAATCTTTTGTAGCATTACCAGAACCACTATTTTCAATTTCAAAGTCTGCGTGAACTGTAGCAGTAACCTCTGTCCCAGAAGTATAACCAGTAATTTCTGCAGCTCCCCACTTATCTGGGCTTTTCATTCTTATCCATCTTCCAACATCATTAGCAGTAAAAATACTTGAGCTTGCTGTAACTGTTACTGATCCTGTAGTACCACTTGCATATACAGTTGTCGAAGTAATATTTGTATTATTATATGGACCATCAACAAAATCTACATCTGATATTGTCCAAGCTGTATGTCCTGTTCTAGATAATTTTCTAGGAGGATGTGATTCATGTACTAAATATAATACGTCAGCAGATTGAACAAATTCTATCCCATCAATCTGTGCTGCTGTATAAGTAGTAGATATTTCATAAGGAGTTGTACCACTTGATACAATAATACCCTCATCTTTATAAAATCTAATATAATTATGACCAAATTCTAATACATAAGCTTGTGTTTTAGAAAATACAAAAGGAATTAATCTAGCTCCTGAATTAGAACCTGTGGATGTTTTAATCTCTCTTATAAATCTTGTACCTGGTCTTTTAACTAGACCACCATGCATTAATACAATAAAATTATTTATTAAGGAAGCACCATTATAGTACTTATCCATGTCAATTCGACCGTTTAATCTTGGACTGAGCTCTCCTGAAGTGAAGTTTGTAAGTATTGGTGAAGAATCTGCCATGTCATTTTACGTCGTATATTTATTCCATCTGTGATCACTTAAGTTAGAACCTGCTGTTCTTGAATCTAACCAGAAATCTGCGACTATACCCTCCGGTGTACCCTCAACTGCATCAGCACTTCTTGCAGAAGCAAGTTTTTCATAATATAATTTGTACATCATATCTAATGTTTTAGGGTCTTGTAATAATGGCATAGCTAAATTTGCAGCCAATTTAATAGCTAAAACATCAACTAATAATGGATCGTAGGTACTTATTGTTTCATTTCTAAATATATATGTACATTTAAACGTATCAGTTTCAGTAACTAGTTTATCACCTTCGATTTTATATTCTACTTGATCATCTTCAGGTTTAACTATTCTTATCCAGTCAGCTGGTAATTGAAATTCAGAAGTGAAATAATAAGCTGGTGTATTTGAAGTTTTTGATAATGAAGCTCTTTTTATACAGCAATTCCAAGGATGTTGTCTAAATAATGCATCTCTAGTATCATCAAATAGCTCATTAGCGAAACGAGCAGATTTAGTGTCTTCTGTTAATGAAGATATAAATTCTGCACCTAATAAGCCTAATGCCCTGTTTACAATATTTATCTTTGTCGTCGCCATAATAATTTTTTCCTTATTAACTAAAGGGGCCGCAATAGCTAAGCCCCTTCAGCCTGAGTTTATTAGTCTACTACATACATGATGTAGCCTACTAGATCGTCGCCAGCAGCTAGAGCCTGGTCTTGAGAAGTAGCTCTTAGCACAACACCACCTTGACTTTCGAAAAGGTGAGTTCCGCCTGTCGCAGTTGTACCAGCACCAAAAGTTTGGTAACCAGCCGCATCTACGTCTAAGCCATTTACAAGTCCATCAGGATCAGCAGCTACTGTATCGCCATCCGTATTAGTATAAGCGTCCCATCCTAAGTCTAATGTAGCTGAACCAGTAGTCCAGTTAACATAAGCGCTTGAAGATGCTAGCAAAACACGTACTTTTCCTGCTGGTAATGCACAAAGAGCAACAGATGATGTTGCGTCTCCAGCACCGTCTTGATCATGCGTAAAGTAAGCAATTCTTACTCTTCCGTGATAATCATGAACAGCATTTTGTACGACAGGATTAGCAGTAGCGTTTGTGTACTCAGTACTTTTTTGAGTTGTTACAGCCATGTTTCTCTCCTATTATTCTGCACACTTAATTTCTAACACTTTGCCCTCTTCCATACGAGTTGCCCCGAAAGAAGCCGAACAATATACTTGGGTAGAGTTTCTTTTGTCTCTTCTTGGTCCAATATCAACATTGATATCAGCGCCAACAGCCAT